CCTTCACCGACAGATCGGCGTGGTATTCCCGCAGGGCCGCCCACACGATCCCGCGAAAGACCTTGAGCCGGCCGTGCCGATAGTCCCGATCGATCTGATCGAGGGTCGGGACGGTCCCGTTCACGGCTAAGTGTTCCTGCAACTCGATCAACGCGTCGAGCCCGAGCTTAAACGTCAGCGATTGCCCGCCCAGCGTCTGGCGGAATTCGTCAGGCTGCATAGTTCACCCTTCCTGTCCCGGGCGGACTCCACGTTGCCGCCCGGCGGCAGGATACTACGGCAGCGACGACTGGCCGGCGCCGTTGAGCGGCGTAATCTCCGCCGTAAAGTTCACTTTGTCATTGACGCCGATTTCGCCCGGCTGGAATCGCGTCACGACGCCGCGGAAGGGCCACACNGTCGGCGGCGTCCCATCCGANAGNACGATCTGCATGTTCCGTTCGGTCCGCGTCCGCCAGAGGTACAGCAGGCCGCCCGGCGTATTGAAGCCGTCGCCGCCCGTGTTGGACTGGCTCCCGTGGTCCGGCCGCCAGTTGCCCGTGATCGTGAACGGCCCGGAATCCCGCAGCCCGGCCAGCTTTTCCCGATGGGCGTCTGGCGACCGCAGATGCGTTTTCTCAATGACCGCCGTCGTCATTTCGCCCGGCGTGATCGAGAAGACATCGGCGACGGCCACGAACGTTTCGGGCGTCCCGTTGTCTTGCCCGACGTACAGCTCCGTGCCGTAGCCGTGGAAGGCCTGGCCCGGATAATAGGTTCCCGTCACATTCGCCATCGCTTCAGTCTCCTGTTAACTGCGTTTACGTCTGCCGGCACCACACGAGAAAGTCCTGCCACATCCGCACAGTCCGCGTCTCGTCGTCCTCACGTAACGGCCGCCGCAAGACGCGGAAGGCGCCCGTCACAAAGAAAGCCGGCGGCGTCCCGCCCGTGAAGAACCGCCGCCCGCTCAACGCCGCGAAGACCTCGTCGCCCAGATCCGCCGCTTCCGCGTACGGGTCGCCGCCGCTCGACTCCCGGGCGAAGGCGTCCGTCTGGATCCGGTTCGTCGTCAGCGTCACGCCGCCCCGCAGGTGATACCGATCGATGACGTCGATCAGTTGCACACGGACCGATGGGAGTATCGGCGACTGCGGCAGCAACATCTGATAGACCTCCGAGCCGACCCGCGACGCCACGCCCGGATCGTTGAGCAGCCACTCCACGATCCCTTCTTCGATCGTCACGGCTTCATCTCACGCCAGACGCCCTCGCCGACCGTCTGCGTCGCCTCGTCCGTTCCGGTATCGAACGCCGGCCGCAGGAACGGACGGGCGGCCATCTTGATCGTGCCGAGCTCGAGAAACGATCCGTAAAAGGCCGCCGTCGTCGGCCCGATGGCGACGGTCGGCTGCCCGCGGTCATCGGTCACGACCTGCACGGCTATTTCGTCCTGCAAGTGGACGCCGCCGCCCGGGCCGCGTGGCGCCAGACTTTTCGCCCGGTCCGCGATCGGCTGCCCGGCCTTGATCAACTGCCGCCGCAGCAGATCGTCCGTCACCTTCTGAGCCGTCGCCGCGAGGGCGGCCGTCACATCCGCGACGCCGGTCGCTGTCAGGCGAATCATCGTCGGCCTTTCGTCGTCGGCTTCATGGGCGGCGGATCCTTCACGGCCTCGACGAGGTAGTAATAGCCGCCGCCAACCGCCGCGGCCGCCACGAGGGCAATCACGATCGCGGTTGGCCCGATCATGGCTGCGTCGGCACTCCCGAAGCCGCGACCGTCAGGAGCTCCACGCCCCGCCGCCGGCCGATCAGTTCCGCCGCCTTGATGTCGTANCGCCGGCCCCGATANAGCAGCCGCCGCAGCGTCGGCACGTCGACCAGATCCGGATCCATGTCCGGCCGATACGGACAGCCCCAGGTAAACGTCAGCATCGCCGCCGGCTGGGCCGACGTGATGCGTTCGTCCGCCGCCCCGCCCTTCCGCGACATGGCGACCGTCGCCAGCGTCGCCCACGTCGAGCCCGGATAGCCGGACCCCGTCCGCGTCGGCGTCTTCGCCTCGATCGTCACCCACTTATCGCGGGCCCCGGCGTCGAACGGGACGGTCGACGGACTCGCGGCCATCAGGCGGCGGCCTCCATGCCGAAGTACGCGTCCGCATCCGCCCCGATCCACGCCCGCAGTTGCTGCCCGGTCTGATCGTCCGTCCAGCCCGGGCCCGTCGGCCGATGCCCGATGCCGAGCCCCGGCCGCCCGGGCAGGCCCTTGACGCCCACGACCGTCTTCGTTCGGACGAGACTCTTCACAGCCGGCGGCGCCGACTGCCATAAGGCCCCGTCGACGCCGTAGCCGTGACCAATCTTCTGGGCCTCCGCGATGGCCTTGACGAGTAGCGGAAAGAGCTCCCGCCGGATGGCCGTCTGACAGAGACTCGCCCCACGGTTCTGAAACACCCGCCAGCGGCGATGCTGCACGTTGTAATACCGCTGCTCGTCGTCGCCGGCAATGCCGATGCCCCGCTGGTGGATCTGCTCGAGGATCCGTTCGAGATGCGTCGGGGCGTAATAGTCGTCNTCNTCGATGATCACGAGAATNTCGCCCGTNACGACCTCGAGGCCNCGNAGCAGATTCGTCGTGAAGTTCCGAGCCCCGGGCGGCGTTCGGACGTGGATATGCCGTTGCCCGAGCGTCGGCACGACCGGCACGCCGCCGCCATCGGCGACGACCCAGTTCGACACCGGGACCGTCTGGGCGGCGATCCACCGTTCCGCGAGGGCGAAGCCCGCGGGCCGGTCGCAGGTCGGTGTCAGCAGGGTACAGGTATCAGCCAACGGGTCGCCCTCGTCGCGGCAGCGTGGACGGCGGCGGCAGGGCCCCAGGCCCGAGCCGTCTGGGCATCGGCCGCGGCAGCGGGGCCGTGAATCGCCGCTGCCACGCGTACAGGGCCGCCGTGTTATGCCACTTCGCGTGTGGATTGTCTTTATAGTGGCCCGGGATGTAGTGGACCGTCAGCCCCGTCTGCCATAAGGCGAAGTCGACGGACATCTGATCCCGATAGCCCCAGGCGGCGACNTCTCGCCACCACGCCTCTTGCCACGCCTCGACCTGCGGCGTCTTGCGGCGNAAACAGAANCCGGTTGACGTGATCGTCCGCTGGTCCGTGAAGCCCGCGGCCCGATACGCCGCGACTTGCCGCTGGACGACGGACGCCGGCATATAGCCCAACTTGGCAATCGCCGCGGCTTCGTCCTCGATCCGGTCCCGATGCGGATGTCGCATGGCGACGACGTCGTGGTCCTTCAGCGACGATTCGGCCAGCGTCTGCGGGTTGCAGTTCAACTGATACGCGGCATCGTGCCAGAGCGTCACGTCGCAGGCCTCGAGCTCCGGATGGTCGGCCAGAATCTTCAGCCGCCGTGAGGCCAGCTGCGGCCCGATCGGCCCGGCGTCCACCGGAATGATTTCGTANGGNGGAACGTGCATCGCCCGGTCGGCGAAACAGAGATACCGGACGCCCGGCACCTTCCGGCAGGGCCGCAGCGGATCCGTGTCGCCGAGAATGCACGTAAACACGATCACCGTCATTGCGTCGCCGCTTCCCGAGCCATGATGGCCCGGTGATAGGTCCGCGTCTGCCGCCCCGCGTATGGGTCCCAGACCGATCCGAAGTCGATCACCGTGGCCGCCGGGAAGGCCGCCGAGACGTGATGCACGAGGACCTTCGCCGCCGGCCCGGCACTGATGGCGACGACCGGCCCCGGGTCCCGACACCAACTCACGGCCCCGACCGTGGCGATCGTGAGGTCGTCGATGCTGTCGAAGGCGTTCCGGTCCGGGATGACGATGTGTTTCGCAATCGGCAGCACGTCCGGATCGAGTCGCCGCAGGCCGGACGGGCCGACGAGCAGAATCGTCCGGGCCTGTAACGCCTGCTGGACGAGCATCAGCGTCCCGTCTTGCGACGCCCGGGCAAACATGCCCGCGTCGCCCCACGCAAAGGACAGCCGCCGCCGCGTTAGCCACGCCTCGACGTCGTCGGCAAAGCGCCGGAGGGCCATCGGCCCGAGTTGCAGGTCGTACGTGGGCCGCGATTCGAGGATGGCCGTCAACGCCTTCCGGAGGGCCCGGCTGTAGACTTGCCCGTCGCAGGTCGCTCCGCTCCGCCCGAGTAGCGCCGACCATTCCCCGTCGCCCCACCGCGAGACGGCAAAGGGCCGCCGGGCCGCGAGGGCGTCGACATAGTCCGTGATGGGCCGCGGCTGGATCGTCAGCAT